ATCTCTGCGATTGTCAGGTCTATTGCGAGCAGCACACGGGTCGAAAATGCATCGGCCTATTGGCAAAAGGCGAGCCGTCCGCACTGTCGCGCGCTCAACCGCAGGGAGCGTCGACCTCTTTCGAGGAATGGTTTGACAGCAATTTCCTAGACCCTGATGGGAAATCGTCGCACCTGCCCGATTGGTTCAAGCCAGATATGCGGCGCGCATGGAATGCTGCGCTTTCGCGCCCGAAGTAGGAGTGACTGATGTGCTTTAGCTATGTTTTGATCGTTGGTTTGTTGCTGCTTATCTCTGGGTATTGTTTCGGTAGAGCACATGCAGCTTCGCTCTCTTCGCAGGAGCAGGGGAAATGAGCCCAAAAACAGAGTACGAGGCAGAGAAAAAATACCGAGCCCAACAGGCTCGTCTGTTCCCAGAGCAGCCAGTAGCAACCGCACGAGAGACGGGGTCTTATCTCGTATCGGGGGTTCTCAACTTTTGGGGTCTGGGCATGAGTCGGGAGAGTGAGCGTGGCTGAGATCTATTTTTCGATCGATAAAACCCCGGAAGGTCATTTGCAACTTGCTATCAATGATAGCGGCGGCGGCTATCGCATCTGCGGCCCAAAATATGATGGTCGCAGCCAGACGGTCAAGAAGCACGTTCTGACGCCGCGCGATGTCGAAGAGATTCGATCGTATCTTGCTCTTGTTGGAAAATGAACAAATATGAATTCCAGGAGTGGCTCAAGAAACTTCCGGATCTGACCAAAGAGCAATCTGCAGAGGTCTTGTCCAGGATCAAGATCCTGGGGGGATCGGATGATTATTCCGGGAAATCGGATTTCGACTCCAGGGTCCTGTCTGCTATTTGTGACGTTCTCCGAAAAAATAACATAGAGAATATTTCCCCACACTTCCTCCGAAAAAGCGTGGCGTATGCCAATGCGAGGGGGAAGATGGATGATCTGTCGACGTTCTTCGGCAGGATATCAAAGCAGAGAGTGGTTCAGGACGCCATCCTGCGGAATGGCCTGGAGCTGCTGTATTATGATCTTGTCAGTATGAACATTGCAGTCAGCTCGCATACGCTGCTCAATCATATTCATCGGATCCCCGCCACCTTGAATTGCCATTACCCCGGCTATGCTCAGTCCGGGATGCTCCACAAAATTGTAAAAGAGGGATAATGCTAGAATTATTACGAATTGCTAATTGGAAACGTCAATTGGAATGGGATCCGGACGATAAGATCACGCTATCCTATAGAGGTAACGAGTTGGCTGGTGAGACTGGCGAAGCCTGCAACATCATGAAGAAGTTGGAGCGTGAACGTCTCGGCATTAGAGGGACGAGAACAACCAGGAGAGCGTTAGCCAAAGAGCTGGCAGATATTATTATCTGCGTCGATCTGATTTCCTCCAATGAAGGAATCAACTTGGCTGAGGCTGTTCGCGACAAGTTCAATGAGACGTCCGAGAAGTATGGATTGGAAACTAGGCTTTGAGCAACATTCTATCTTTCGAAAAGTGGTTCAAGAAAAAGAAGCCTGAATCCAGAATTGTTATTAAAACTCCCTATGCAAGAGCTGGTGAGACCATAACCTGCACGGAGGGTCATCCGATCGCGGATTTCGTCAACACTGTGTATCTGGGAGATATGCAGGACGTTGAAAAAGATATTGGGAACTGGAGGCAGGAAAAGCCTTTTGTTGGCCAGATCCCATTGCCGGTTTGTGCTATATGCGGCGCTAATTTTACTGGCGGGAGCGTCTATCACTTTGCGGATGGCTGGCGTGGATTGAGTTGGGAGAATACGTGAGTCAACGAAGTAGCGGCTATGCCAAGAAAGAAAACGGAGCTTACTACACACCTGAATGGGTAACTGAAGTTCTCCTCCCAAATATCCCAATTGACATTCGACATGTGTGGGAGCCGGCTGCTGGATCCGGGAAGATGGTCAAAGTTCTAGAGCAACACTTTTCTAGTGTTGGCGCCTCCGATATTGAAGATGGTACGGACTTCCTCCAACAGAAGAAGTCCCTGGCAGAGGCAATAATAACAAATCCTCCCTTTCATCTGGCTCAGGAGTTTATAGAACATGCGTTGGATCTGGTTAGGCCTGATGGCTACGTTGCCATGCTCTTGCGGACAGACTTCGACCATGCCAAGACACGACAACACCTCTTTCGAAATCATCATGCATTCTGTCAGAAGATCTCCTTGCTCAAGCGCATCAGGTGGTTCGAGAACACGACAGGGTCCCCTTCTTATAACCACAGCTGGTTCTGTTGGGACTACAAACATCAGGGCTGGCCTAGAATAACATATGGACCCTAATACAGAACGATTCACTCTCTCCCTTCAGCAGGATCTGCTGACACTCATCTGCCATTCCGACGAACATGGATCCACGATATCCAAGATAGTCTCTCCGAATTATTTCGAGGGCGATTACAGAATAATAAGCGAGAAAGCGCTTTCCTACTGGCAGAAGTTCGGCAAGGCTCCCAAGCAGCATATCGCAGACCTTCTCTCCGACATCCTGGAGAATAAGCAGGACAGGAGAGCTGCCACCTATCGGCACATCCTGGTCCAGATGTTCGAGGTCAAGGACCAGATCAATCCGGACTACGTGCTGCACCACATGGGGCAGCACATTCGCCTCCAAAGGGCGAAGGCTGTGGTCCTGGAGATCGCCGAGCAGCTGGATTCCAAGGGCATCAACTCCATCCCGGAAGTTGAGACCTTGATGCATGGCTTCCTCCGAGAGCAGTCCTTCTCCTTGGATCCTGGGATCCGTCTGTCGGAAATAGACAAGGTCCTGGACTATCTCGCTTCCGTCCAGAGCGAGTTCAAGACGGGGGTCAAGGAGCTGGATGTCGCTGGCATCATTCCGATGCGGGGCAAGCTGTTCATGATCATTGCCGCCACGGGCATGGGTAAGACGTGGATGCTGATCCAACTGGGGAAGATGGCCTTCCTGCAGCGGAAGAAGATTTGCCATATCTCACTTGAGATCGAAGCGGAGGAGGTCCTGCAGAGATATTATCAATCTCTGTTCGGGGCTTCCAAGCGTGAGGACGTCAACAGGACGCCTTCGATGCAGTTCGATCGCAAGGGTGAATTCGTCAGGGTCATCAGCGAGTCTGTCGAGGCTCCCTTCACTTTCAGTTCCGAATCCATCAGGGAAGAGCTGGAGGCGCGGGTGTCACATTTTGGCACCAGATCGGAAAATTTGGTGGTGAAGCGTTTCCCAATGCGTTCTCTATCTATAGAACAATTAGAGGCTTACCTGGAGCAGTTAGAGTCAGTAGAGAAGTTCCTCCCGGATATCGTTGTTCTTGATTATCCGGGTATCATGAAAATAAGCCAAAAAGATCATAGAATTGCCTTAGGTAGGCTTGTCGAGGATTTGCGGGGGCTCTCCCAAAGAAGGAACTTTGCTCTGGTCGGTGCGCACCAGGGCAACCGTATGTCTGCAACAGCGGACTTAGTCCGATCCACGCACGTGGCTGAGGACTGGTCGGTTATTGCTTCATGCGATTTCGTGGTGACCTATTCGAAGACTGCAGCCGAGGACAAACTGGGACTTGCTCGCCTATTCGTGGATAAAGGGAGGTCTGAAGCTGACAAGTTTGGGGTACTAATCACCCAAAGCTATAAAACAGGTCAATTCGTACTTGAGTCGACGCGTCTATCCGATTCCTACGCTGATATTATTGCTGGCATGAAGCCTGAGTATGATGATGGGGAGGGAGACACATACGATGACGCATGATGAAATGATTGTGGAGTTTTTTGAGATATTGAAGACTCCAATCGAAGATTATTCCTTTGTGAACGTGAAGTTCCAGGACGGAAAATACATCTGGGTCAAGAATACGGGAAGAGGTGGAGGGGTCTTGGCTTATCTCCATCATTTCGATTCCAAGGGAGAGCTGATGCCTGAATGTTTATTGGAGAGCCCCTATGCCTATATTCTCCCGAATGGAGAGGTCTGGAGATTTGGGGATGTTATCGGCTCCAGGGATGAACTCATCGTGGAGGCCCAGTGATTATCAATTGGAAATTGATTGGAAGGTACGTTCTGATCGTCCTTATTGCGTTTTCACTTCCATTTGTGGT